TGACGTGTTGCGTGTCGTGTGCTAGCGAAAAAATTGAACGGGAAAAACGTGACGTGTCGGCGTGTCGTGTTTTGGTGTGTGTTATATTTGAGGTATCAACAAAAAACAACACTAGAGAATAGGAAAAAATAAAATGATCAAGGGGTGTAGTTTTATGAATTATTATTGTGTTCGTCGTTTGCTTGAGATGGGTTATAGTTATTATGATTTTGTGGAGTGTTATGTTGATTTTGATGAAATAGTGCATATGTTTCCAATTGGTTGTACGTGGGATAATATGGTGTCTTTTGGTGATAATGTAAGTATGGTGTTTCTCGGTTATAGTAGGAGGCATTGGGCGTGATGAATTATCGTAGGTGTAATGGTTGTAAGTGTTTTTATATAGGTGGTAGCATGGTTAAGGGTGTAAGTCGTGTACGTCGTATGCGCGTGGGGCATTATGCGTCTGGGTGTAGTGACTCGGATTGTGTGGGTTTGTTTGATTTTGTGATGGCGCATTATGCCGATGATATTGCTTTAATGCGGTTGAATTTATGGAATGATACGGGTGTGTGATAGGGTGTTGTTTGGCCTATTAGCTCAGTGGTTAGAGCGGCATCCTTATAAGATGTGCGGGCCGGGTTCAATTCCCGGATAGGCCACGGTTGTTGAGAATCGTTATCGTTATTGTTAGTGTGATATATTAGGTCATGACATGCCGTTTGGCATGTTGTGGCCTTTTTTGTATGAGGTATATGCATATGGATATGAGTTCTATCGCTACCCTTGTGGGTAGTGTGGGTTTCCCGATTGTCGCGTGTTGTGGGATGGCGTGGTTTATTGCTACGACGTTCCGTGATTTTAATAATTTGATGACGAAGAACAATGTTTTGACTGAAGAACTTATAGCCTTGCTTAAGAATGATAAGGGGGATGATAATGTTGATGAAACGAATATGGCGTAGCATATTGGCGTGCGTATGCGTGTTGTCGTTGGTTTTTGTGCCGTCTGCATACGCGGATATGCGCGGTTTTGACGTGAGCAATTGGCAGTGTAATATAGATACGTATGTATTGGACGCTGATTTTGTTGTGGTCGGTACGACTTGGGGTGTTGGCGGATTTAATAATGTCTGTTTAGTCAATGGCATAAATCAGGCCGCAAATTATCAACTTGGTCGTGCAGTGGACAGCGGCAAAAGTATCGGCGTGTACCATTATGCAATGGGCAATGATGCAGTTGCCGAAGCTGATTTTTTTGTGGATAATGTTGCCGGATATGTCGGGCGGGCCGTGCTTGCATTAGATTGGGAGGCTGATGATAACCCGCAGTTCGGTAACGGCGTGTGGGTCGAGTCGTGGGTGCGGCGCGTGTATGATCGCACGAAAGTGTGGCCTGTCGTTTATACGGGGGCGTATTCGTTGGGGCAGCTCACGCCGTATGTGCGTGAGCATTGCGGTGTTTGGGTCGCGCAATATGCGTCGAATGTGCCGACTGGTTATCAGGCGGTGCCGTGGCTTTATGGTGCGTATGGTGAGGCCATGCGACAGTATACATCTAATGGTTACGTGTCGGGTTATGGCCCATTGGATTTGAATTATTTCAGGGGCGAGCGTTGGCAATGGGACGCGTATGCGCGTGGCGAGCGTGATGGCGGCGTTTCGGCACCGGAACCGGTGCCGGACACGGGTTGCGCGTCTACGTGTGTTACGGTCGGGCCGGGTGACACGTTGGCCGGTATCGCGGCGGCGACTGGTTTGTGGCCGTGGTCTGATTGGTCGGGGTATGCGTCCGGTGATCCCAATGTGATATATCCCGGTGAAACCGTTTGCTATGGCGGTGGCACTGTTGCGCCGTCGAATACGAGTGCGGCGCGTACGTATATGGTGCAACCGGGTGATAGTTTGTGGGCTGTTTTCGGCGTTGATTGGTCGCGTGTCGCGTCGGTTAATGGTTTGTCTAACCCGAGTTTGATTTATCCGGGTCAGATTTTGCGTTACTGATAATCGTTGTCAATAATCGGCGTGTCGCTTTTTGCACACGCCGATTTTTATGCTATAAATATATGTGTTAGCAAAAATGTTAACAGAAAACAGATACAAAGGATAATAATATGCGCAAGATTCGTAAGGTAATCGCTGATAGCGATATCAGCTACTATGATCGTAACGGCGAAATGCAAATGTTTCATACTACCGGGAACATTCACACCGTTGAAAAAGCAGTTAAGGTGCTTATGGACGCGGGTATCGTTAATGTCCTGATTGATGATATCACCGTACATAAGACAACGTATGCTATGGACGTTGACACGTTTATCGCACACGCCGAAACCGTCGTAACCGATACCGATACCGATAACGACAACGATAACGACAACGATAACGAACCTGAATTCTGATTTTGGAAGGAAAAAACATCATGACCGAGACTAATGAACAGATGACCGAGATCGCTAATGAAACCGCCCAGATCTCTGTTGACAATTATCGTTACATTTGTACGATGGACAACAGTACTTTTGAGGGCAAACGTGCCATTGTCAACGCGCGTAACAGTGCATTGTCGTTGAACGCTATCGGTGACACGCCGATAACGGTCATTGGCGCGTACACCGCGCCGGGCGTGCGTTCTCAGACGGGACAGAAGTGCGTTAACGTCTATCTTTTTGCAAACGACGGTAATACGTATTTCAGCCAGTCGCAGGGCATTTATCGTAGCGTGTTGGATATTTATGATATGTTCCCTGATTTTAACGCGCCGAACGGTATCCCCGTGACAGTGAAAAAGACACCGCTTGGTGGTGGCAGGTCTACTAAGTCGCTTGAAATTAAGTAGTTTGACATCAAGTAGTTTGAAATGAGAAAAAGCGCCATAAAATAATATGGCGCTTTTTTTTTTATGAGGGTGATAAAATCATGCCTAGAGCGCGTAAACAGGCGGACGTTTTAACCGCGAAACGTAAGCGCGTACGCCGTGCGATAAACAGTCTGGAAAAAAGCATCACGGACGCCATGCCCGAGAGCGAGGCAAACGCGCGACGGGATTATATTCAGCGGCTTGAATCGCAGTTGAAAAAAACATATGTCGGTCGCGTGAGTAATCGCGCCATGCGTGAGGAATTATACCAGCGTGCCAACGAAGTCGCGGATACGCTTGCGCGTCAGGTTGGCGAGGTGCGCGGCGGTAAAGGTCGCGCGATGGAGCGTAGACGTTCGTTTAACATTTTCCGCACCGAGATGAGAATGGCATCTAAGGGGTTGCCGAGCGCGTTGGGTGAGCTTGGTCGGGAAAAAGTCAAGATTTTTTGGCGATACACGCAAAACATATGGCAGAAGCCGAATATTTCGCCTGACAAACGATTGGAGGCTGTCATGAGAGCATATGACGCGGACTCGTTGAGTGAGCTTTTTGATACCATTATGAAGCGAAATGAAAAAGTGTTGCAATACGCAAAAAGCATGAAAGCGCATACGGGTGAATTGGAAGATTATATGGATACCGACGGCGGTAGTCCGATATGGCTTGTGGCGGTTTCTCCTGACGTGGTACGATGAAAGCACGGAAAGAATACAGGGTAGCGGCGATATTCGACACCGAAACAACGAACATCGGTGAGGGTGCCGAAACGCGCGCATATCCGATATTGTATATTTTCAACGATTTGCGGGACACCCCGTTGGAATCGTATGATCCCGTTTCAGATGATGTACGTTTTTACCGTCATACGTCCGAAGCGCTGACGTACATTGATGATTTGATTACGTATGGTCGTGCGCATGGTTATGTGCCGATAATCGCGGCATATAATCTCATGTTTGATATGCAGACGCTTATGTTAGAATTGGCGCAGTCGTATACGATTGAGGCCAATGCGCAGACCGCTACTAGCGTGTACACGCTTGATTTGTGCGTTGATGGTGATGTGGTGTGCCGTTTTTGGGATACGTTTTACCTTGAAATGGGCGGCCTACGCGCTATGGGTGAGACGTGCGGCCTGCCCAAAGCGGTGGGCGATTGGGATTACACGCTGACGCGTACGCCTGAAACGCCGTTGACCGAGGAGGAATTGTTTTACGCGCGGCGTGATGTGCAGGTGATACCGCAATATCTGCAATGGCTGTTGCGTGCAAACCATTGGCTTACGTCGGACATGCTGGGTTGTCGCGTGCTGACCAAGACGTCATTGGTGCGGCAGATGGCGCGCCGTGAGATTGGCGGGCGGCGCGTCACGTTGCAGGGCGGTAAGAAAATCACGTTGCAACGCGCGTTTGAAATGACGTGCAATCAGGAGTTTCCGAAAAATTACGAGTCCTATGCGTTGCGCAAAGCGTGTTTTCGTGGCGGTTTGACTTTTACGAGCGCTAAAACCGCTAGTGTTGTCGTTGATAACGTGGCGTCTCTTGACGTTACGTCAATGCATCATGCGTTTATCAACGGGCGGCGCTTGCCGGTTAAATTCGCGGTTGCCCCGTCGGAAATTTTGCAAATCGCATGTGAGCGTATCGTTGACACGCCGCTTGAAGATGTATTACGTAATTATAGTGACCCGTTTCGCACGGGGTTGCATGTTGCGATAAGTTTTACAAACCTTAGATTGCGGGTAAACACATGTTTTGCCGATTGGGGTATTGCGATCTGTCCACGCTCCAAGTTCGTGCGGACGCTGCAAGCGGACACCGATTACAGCAACAACGAACGCGCGAAAACACAGGAAAACAGTATTAGGGCGCACGGCTACGTTGATAGTGCCGTTAATCCGACGTTTGCTTTTGGGAAATTGTATCAGGCGGACGCATGTATCTTGCACGTTAATGAGATTGAGTTGTGGAACGTGGCACAGGCGTATGAGTTTGACGAAATGCATGCATTGTATGGCGAGGCCACCGCTAAAACGATTGTGCCGCCCGATTACGTGACATTGCAATCCAATATGCTTTTTGCGCGGAAAACTGATGTTAAAAACCTGATTAAACACTACACCGAGGGTGTACCGTATGCGGGTGACATACCCGAGTCGATACCCGAGGGAATCGCGCGAGATGCTAGGGCGGGTACGTTGAGCGTGAAATTTTTGCAATCCTATTACGGTAGCACCGTTAAGGGACAATTCAATGGAATCTATGGCACTCAGGCGCAAGACGTAATGAAGGCCGATTACCGTGTGACGGAAACCGGTGAGCTGGAAGTAGATAAGGCCACGGTCTGCACTCCCGAGAATTTTGCGAAAAAGCGTCCGAAGACACCGCGCGTGCTGTACACGTATGGTATGCGGATTGTAGCCGGGTCACGTATGCATCTGGTGATAGCCATGATGCTGATATATCGGCGTTTCGGTAATCGCGTCACCGTCACGGGCGGCGATACAGATAGCCTTAAAATCAGTTGCGCCGATGACGTGACCGACGCGGAACTGTTGGACGCGCTCGAACCATTGCACGCCGCGATCGAAAACGCGATCAATCTTACCATGAGGCGCGTCCGAAACACCGCGTCCGGCATGGCGTCGACGCTTGACCATATTGGAAAGTTCGAGGTTGAGGACTGCGGGGGTGCCACTCGTTACGCCGAGCACGTGGAACTGTGGAACAAGGCGCGTGTAAGTTTGGATATGTCCGGGCGCGTGCATGTCACTTGCGCGGGATTGCCACGGCCTGACGGCGTGTACACCATTGAAGACTGTATTGAGGATATCATGTGCATGGGTCACGGGTTCGCGGAAACGGTACGTTTGGCGCTTGGTTATGATGTGTTGGTTGATTATGAGATTTGCCATACGTTGCAACGTAACCGTCCGCATGTGTGGGATAGGTACGTCGGCACCGTCACCGATTATCGGGGTGCGACATGTCATGTTGACGCGCCCGAGGCGATAGCGTTGTATCCGTCCGGCAGATGGCTAGGCGAATCGGACAAACAGGCCAACGGCGAGAATCTTGCATACATGCGGGATGTATATAATAGGAATGTTGAGACATTACCGCGCGAGCTTATTGTGCGGGATGGTAAACCTATGATTGTGAGCGTTGATGGTGAAATATTACTATGATCGGCTTAAGACGTTAATTCTGTCGCGTAACGCAGATGTGAACATGATTATCGGCGCGCGTGGTTTAGGCAAGACATACGGTGTACGAAAATACATGATAGAGGACTATTTGAAAAACGGCTATTGTTTTGTGGAAGTGACACGGTTTCGTGAGGAAAACAACGATGTCGCGGCGAATTATTTTAGTCGTATCGTACAAGATAATATTTTCCCTGATTATGATTTTCGGACTACCAATAAAATAGCTGAAGTTCGTAGAAAGAAAACCGGTAAAAAAGAAAACCCGTGGAAAACAATTGGGTATTTTATACCTTTGTCGTTACAACAGCAGAAGAAAAAGAGCACTTTTGTTAATGTGCGGAACATTTGCATGGATGAAATTATCATAGATAACGATGATAGATATCACACGTATCTGAAAAACGAGTTTGAGCAATTGGCGAAACTTGTGGATACCGTCACACGAGAACGCGCCGACGATACGGGATTACGCAAACCGAGAGTATTTCTGCTGGGTAATGCCTGCGACGCTTTCAATCCCTACTTTCGGCATTATGACGTACCGTTAGAACCTGAGTACGGTCTACAATGGCTAGGCGGGAAAACATGTCTGTTCGACTATGTGCGAGACGATGAATACGCCGAACAAAAAACAAGGAACACGGTAGCGGGGCGTATGCTGAAAAACAGCGATGACGTCACTTCTAAAAACAAATTCGCGCGGCATAATACTGATTTTATCGAAAAACCACACGGACATGCAAAACTTACGTATGTTTTTCGATGGTTGCAAAATGAATACGGCGCATATGTCGATTTGCGTTGCGGCTATGTTTTCGTGACCTCAAAATATGATAGCGGCGCGCATGTACCGTATTTCGCAATCACCCGGGCGGACAACAAACTTAACTATCTTACCGCGAACATGGCTAAAGATTTGATACGTAATCTTACATCATATTATGCGCTGGGGTATCTGCGCTATGATACGGTGGAAACGCAACACGCCGTAAGTGAAATGCTAAAGAATTTTGGCGTAAAATAACATATGGCATACAAAGAGATACCGCAGTGAGACCGCTAAAACATTGTCATTGACTTCCACGGTTGACTCCGCCAATGATATGGCCGTAAGGGATAAGCGCGCCGGTTATCGCTGTGAGTCATGTCGCAAGTATGCTATCCTTAAGTCGTATCGGTCCGTATCACGCCGATACGACTTTTTTCATATGGAAGGAAAAAACAAAATGGATGACGAAACCACCGAGGAAAAGGACGCCGCCGAACGTGATGATCTCACCCCCGACGAAGCGCACCGTGAAGGCGAATTCGATGATTTGCGCGACATGCTTTCACGCGTGCTTGATAAGATTGATGCAATGAACGAGCGAATCGATGGAATCTATGACAATTTCATCGATTCCGTGGCGCAGATGGTCGAAAACGGTGCGACCGTCAAGGAAACCGACGATGACGCGGCTGAAGCAATCGCACAGGCCGCAGCGGAAGACTTGGAAAACCTCGATTACGCACTGTAACGGATAGGAGTAAAATATTATGGCTGTAGATAATGCAACGATTTTGGATAAAGTCCGTACCAAGGGCACCGACGATTACCAGCAACGCATACCGAGCGCGACGCAAACCGGCGTGGCGAATACCATGCGCTATCTGTTCGACCCCATGAACCGCCAATATTTGAATGATTGTGTCTGGAACATGGTGAACCGTATTGGACTCACCGTTATGGCGCAGAACGCGCCGTTTGAGAACCCGTTGGCGATTTTCAAAAAGGAAAATCTCTACTGGGGTTCGACGGTGCAGGAAATCGCCGTGAAATGGATTAAGGCGCACGGGTACAAGGATGACGCCGAAGAGCTTTTGAAGATGCACCGTCCCGAGGCGGCTGTTTGGTTTTATGAGATGAACCGTCGTGATCAGTACCCGATATCATGGACAGATGACGAGTTGCGACAGGCGTTCGTGGATGATTTTGGCCTGAACCGTTTCGTAGCGCAGATTATGGAGACCCCGCGTAATTCCGATAATTACGATGAGATGAACATTATGCTTGCGTTGATACGCCACTACGAACAGAATCTTGGTTTTTATAAGGTGCATCTTGACGCGGTGCCGAGTGATGAAACGACCGCTAAGACGTTGCTCAAGGCGTTGCGTTCGACCGCCGGACGTATGCAGTTCCCAAGCACCCAGTATAATGCGTTGAACGTGACCGATATTCCGGCGTATGCGAACCCCCAGCAAATGGTGTTGCTGATTGAGCCGGAATATCTTGCGTCGCTTGACGTTGACGCTTTGTCCGCCGTGTTCCAGTTGGACAAGGCAGATGTGCCGTATCGTATCATTCAGGTGCCGAGCCTCGGCATTCCGGGCGCGGTGGCGTTGCTTGTGTCGACTGACTGGTATCAGGTGCGGGACACCCTATACGGCACCACCCAGTTCTATAATCCGCAGACGCTCGGCAACACGCTATATCTCAATCATTGGGGTATCTATGGCGTGTCGCCGTTTACGCCGTGCGCGTTGTTCACCACCGACGCCGGGACTTCCGTTAAGGTCGTCACGCAGGTCGTTACCGGTTTTACGCTGACCCCGCAGAGCGCTAACGTTGCGCCGGGCGACGTGCTTCAGCTCACGCCGAAGCTCACGGCCACGGTCACGCCGACGGATACCGCTATCGAGGTTGCACCGAATGCCGCGACATACGAGGTTTCGGCCACGCACGCCACCGTGGGCGACACCCCCGGCGCGGCGTTCGATCTGAACATGAATACGTTCGTGGACGATCAGGCGCGTTTGCATGTCCAGCGCGACGGCCTTGCGAATGGCGATGTTATCAAGGTGACTGGCATCGCTACATACATTAACCCGAACGGCGCTACCACGGAACACAAGGCGATTTGCACGTACACCGTCAAAACGAGCGCCGCGCAGACGGGTAAGACGCCGACCGCTAAAAAGTAGCGTGTGATGTTATACAATCGGGGATACCGGAAAAAAAACGGTATCTCCGATTTTGTATGTGAAAGAGGTACATAAATGAAATTCTCGCATTTGGACGGCGCAACGTCGTTTCCCGATACTGATACGCGCGTGTATGAACAGTACCGTAATGTTTTCGATTACAATGTTTGGACGCCAAACACGGTAATAAAGTTGTGCCGTGTTAATTGGTACGCTGATTATCACGATGTTGTGAAATTCCAAGATGATACCGCAAGAGATGCATGGTTCGACGCGCTGGACGGCGGACCTGTCAAGCTCACGACTAACATGTATATCGCGCGCGCCGATACGGACGGCATAAAATTGCCCGTACCGTATATGACGGCGCAACGGTATAATTACGTTGTCGTTGATTTTTCGCATGATATTGTCAATACGCCGTATCAGAAAACCGACGTGCAGACACGCTATCACTTTTTCGTCACCTCGGTACGTGCGGAAGCGCCGAACACGACAACATGCATGCTTGTGCGTGATGTATGGACGGACTATATTAACAGCACCACAATTAACGGTTTGCTGTTGTCACGAGGTCACGCGCCGTTGACGGAAACGACACCGCAAAAACTGTTGGAAAACCCACGGGCCAACTGTCGTGATTTTACGTTGCCCGACGTTGATTATGGCAACGCGGCGACGAACATTAGAAAAAGCACGCCGATTAACTTGCAAAACGGGGCAAGATACATATGTTTGGCCGCAACTTTTTCCCCGCAACAATTGCAATCAATGAGCAATGTTCGCGGTACAGCCGTTACGGATACCAGCCCGTCATATACCAATTCTGACGAAACGGTTAACGGTTTTGTATGGGGTGCCGGGAACATAAACACGTCAAACGTAACCGGCGCGGGTACGTCATATAATTCCATTGATAACCTCACCGCAAGTAACATGTACATGTACGCGCTGGAATCATCCAAAGTATCGGGTGATTATTTTGATACGATGTTTGCGTATTATCCGCATATCATGTCACAAATCGTATCTGTTTTCGTTGCCACAGCAAGCATGATCCAATTAGGAACCGTCACTACGGTTAATGATGTGGAATGGCATACGGTCAGCGGCGCGCGCACAAAACTAGCGGACATTAATCTAACAATAAATGACTTCGGCTACTCGCCCGAGTACGTCAAAATAACACGACTGTACCTTGCGCCCTACGCGCACTTGGAAATATCCGACAATATCGGCAATAAAACCCGAGTGGAAATAGCGGATTGCGGGCACCTCTCGGCGCAAGCCGTCACGTCATTAAGCTACCCGATATTACGACAACTCGCATGGCTTGACGGCGTAGGGGGCGACGGCGACACGTACATAACCATCAACGCCATCAACGGGGACACCATTACCGCCGACGTGCCTAACGCGGACATGCTCAAAACGCTCATATCCCATGATATCCCGACATATGCGTTGCAACGCCGCGCAATCGACGCGCAACGCGCCGCCTCCTACAATCAGACCGTGACGCAGAATCGCTCTAATGCGATACTCGCATATGAGACCACGGCAACCAGTGCAAATACAAATGTCAATATCGCAAATGTCAACGGGGCCGCAAGTCGTGCGTTAACAAATCGTAGTAATAAACTATCAGCCGACGTAACGACACAAAATAACACTGTGTCTAATAATCTGACCAGTAAAAACAACGAAAAATTAAATGCTGATAATGGAACGCAACAGCACAAAATGGCGGCCGATTTAATTGCTGATACCTCACTGACAACAGCCGCATATGTCGCCGGGCAAGAGCAGAGTTTCATGTCTGCGGCGGGCGGGGCCGTAGTAACCGTCGGAGGTATCGTAGGCGGACTCGCATTAGGCGCGGTGACAGGCGGCATAGGCACGGTGGGAGCCTCCGCCGCGCTTGGAACCGCCGTAAACGCGGGATTGCAGGGCTATAACACGTCAATTGCAATAACAAAAGAAAGCTCGTTGTATACGGCAAACTTGCAAATAATTAATGATAAAGAAAGCAACGCGGAAAACTTTAACAACTCAATTGTTAATAATGCAACAACATATGCAACAGGCGTAAATAAAATAAACACCGAAAATGCGACAAAATTAACAGATTTGCAAAACAACGCAAACACCGATAATACCAACACAAGCGTAAACGCCGCAATCCAAAACGCTAATAGCGACCGTGCAACAACAATAGCCAATAGTAAAAGACGCATGACGAACGCGCGCGACAACACGAATGCGGCATGGCGCGACATGCTCAACCATCCCGCGCAACCAGTCGGCGCGTATGGCGGCGACAATTACAGGCAGGCCACGGGGCTTGACACCATGACCGTTAAAATAGTCACCGAAGATAACGGGGCGATAGCGGCGGCGGGTGATTACATGTTACGCTACGGGATCGCAAGCAACAAACTCTACAACAAACCGACGCTGACAACGTGCAAGCATTACACGTACTGGCAGGCCGCCGACATATGGACGATATGCCCATTGGCGCAAAACGAACAATTGCAGACAATAAGAGATATTTTCAATGCCGGTGTTACAATATGGAACAGGCCCGAGGAAGTCGGCGGCGACTTCGTACACGACAATCTATAAGGTGGAAAGTATGGGACGCAAACGAACGCATAAAAGGCCGTTGACCCGCGCGGAACTGGGTGAGCGCGGCGCGCCGGTATGGCAACAGTCCGAGGCGCTCAATTCGCAAGCGTATTTGATGGCGTATTCGCAAATGTTGAATATCGCGTTATCACGGTTCAAATGGTTGAATCTGCCGAAAACCTGCGACGCTTGGTTTCTGGAATACAATCTATTATATTTCGGTTACGCGACAATCGCGTTTCCGCATAGCAAGCCCGGAGTGTTTTTCAGCACGCAAGCGGTGACAACATCGAATTTCAACGTGTATTACAAACCGAAGAAATGGGATAGCTACGGTGTCAACGGTTGGCGTTTTCCGGTGAACAATTCCAATGGTGTTTTCATCTACGCTAACCGTGCCCGCACGCCGCTCATTCCGACCATCGAGTTTTTCGCGCATGAAATAGAAGATTTGTACATGACGCGACGGCAAAATCGCTTCAACCAGAAAACACCGTTTATTTTGGAGGTTCCCGCCGGACAGCAGACGGCGGGTATCAACGTTATCAAGCAAATCAGCGGCGGTGAAATGGCGATCATGGCGACACCCGGTTTCACCGATTCCATGAAAGCCAACGTGCTGAAAACCAACGTCGAATATATCGGAATGGAATTACAGAACGACATACAAAACACGTGGAACTCGTTCTACCAAGCGCTGGGGATCAAAAACCTCCCCTTGAAAATGGAACGGCAGACCGCCGACGAAATACAGGACTACGGCGAACCGACCGACCTACGCGCGCTCAGCGAACTGGAGGAACGCCGCGCCGCCTGCGATATACTCAACACCCGGTTTGAAAAATACCTCAAGGAACCGATACAAGTCGTGTGGAACGAAGACAACATCTCACGCAATTATGATTATTTGAACGACCTTGAAAGATTGGCCGGTGATGATAATGATGAATGACATAGACAGCTACCAGCCGTGCGAATCACGCGACGAGTTTCATGGCGTGATGACGTACACGTTTGGCGAACTACTCGACGTGCCCGGCGGTGTTGACTGGGATAATGCCGCATGGTCATGGCGGGACGTTGCCTATGATGACACGCAATACACGCGCTGTTGTCGTAAAATAGAAAACCGTTTCTACGATCGGGAACTAGGCGTTATGCCACCGTCAAGATGGCGACGGCACTTTATGCGGCTTATACGTGAAATCATGCCGACATTGCGCCCACTATACGCGCTTGTAGATAAAAACCCTGATATAATACTCAGCGATAGCGACATATGGCATAAAATGCGCGCCGTGTTTTCCGATTTTCCCGCAACACAGCTCACCGAAAACCAAGACTACGCAAGCAACGCGACTGACAATCAATACGAGACAATCGCTAACGGTAATTTCATGGACAAAGTCAATCGCATACGCAACGGCGAATATGTCGATATTGACGTATTGTTACTTGATCATCTAGAATCATGTTTCAGCCCGTTATGGACTATCAACATAAACAATTACTAGCGAGGTGATTTTATGGACGCCAATACATTAGCCAGAGTCGAAAACGAACATTCTAAACTTACCGAAAACATCAACAAACTAGGTGATTATCTATTGAAACAAATGAACAAAAAGAAAACGCTGACAGATAATCACTATAAATTGTTGATAAAACAATACGCCATCATGCTACAATACGCCGACGTTTTGGCGCAACGACTCAACCTCGCAAGGAAGGAACAGTAATGTTTCCATATCTACCGTTTTTCTCGGTATGGCCGTACACGCCCGCTATACCCGCGTTTTACTGGAACGCCAAAAGTCAAGAGGAAATAATAAAACACATTGCGTGTGAAATCGACCACATAACGGCATATCTTGACGAAATCGTAACCGACATAAACAAAACATTGAACGACTACGATACAAGAATAAAAAACATTGAAGCACACCTAAACGATTATGCAATCGCCATAGCGCAAATACAGGAACAAATCGACCACATAGGAGACACACAACTAGTATGGAACGTCACAAAAGGCGAATACACTGACAGTAAAACAGCACTACGCGACCTATACCGCGAACTAGCAGTGTACGGCGCACGAGTCACACAAATAGCCGATATCAACACCGGCAAACTAGCCGAACACCGAACCGACGAAACACCCGCAATCGGCAACCTGACCATATTCAATGACACCACACCACGTGTCACTAACCCAACCACCGGCGACAAATATCCGCCACTCTCATAAAGGAGACACATAATGGTTAACACCACAAATTATGCACTGGAAAAGTACGAGGCGGGAAATTCCGCAAATCTACTTGACCAATACAATGCGTCAATGGATAAAATCGATGTAGCCATAAAAGGCGTCAGCGATAAAGCGGACTTAGCGTTAAACAATAACGTGCTACCGGACGGTCTAGCCGCATTCATAAAAGCGTTAGGGTTGACCGGAACTAACGCGCAAACACTTGGTACCACTCTCAACCACATATTAAATCGTACCGGAACGGAAACTTTCACCGTTACCGATCTCAGCAAGCTCAAAAAAACCGCAGAGGGCTACCCGATTCCGCCGGCCAAGTAAGGGCGTACAATCATGGCAACAGAAACACCGTTCTATCATCTGCCACTATACGAAACAGGCGATCTAGCCGACCTACGTGATGGATACAACGCCGCAATGCGTACCCTAGACCGCGTAATACATCAACTAAAAGTGCAGGAAGAAATAAATCACCCGACAAATCTCAAGAAGGACAACTAACATGACCAATTATACAACTAACTTCAACCTCGAAAAATACCAAACCGGCGACGCGGCAAACCTCAATGATCAATACAATGCGTCAATGGATATTATCGACGAGAATCTATACAAAATCAACACTAACGCAAACACTGCGGGCGGTAAAGCCACGCAAGCGTTAGAAACAGCACAAAACAACACCAAAAATCTCACAGCATTAGGCATAACCGACACCGCAACCGCAACCACGCTCAAAAACAAAATAGACAACACAGCGGAAACAGCACAAAACAACAAATCAAATCTAAACGCGCTAGGCGTAAACAACGTTACAGACGCAACCAACCTCAAAAATAAAATAAACAAAAACACTCAAGACATTAGCAAAAACACTCAAGACATTAGCAAAAACACTCAAGACATTAGCGTAATCAACACCACCATAAGCAACTACCAATATAATAGCGGATATATGGTAACGTTCGGCGACTCTTACGCAGACTCAACCACACCACAAAACACATGGCCGTACTGGCTACACCAATACATCCCAACACTAACACTCAAAAACTACGCCGTCAGCGGTGCCGGTTTCAATGTGGATACGCGAACATTCATAAATCAAATAAACACCGCAAACACAGACAGCACACTAGACAAAAGCAAAGTCAAACTAGCCGTATTAGCCGGTGGGCGAAACGACATACTGAACTACAATAACGCTAAGACAAAAATACAGGAATGCGTAAACCGAATGATAACAATATTCCCAAACGCACAAATACTAATCGTGCCAATGCTCTACGATGATGGATATGTACCCGCTGAATCCCGAGAAAAACTAGCCGGACTCACAAGAGGCGCGAACTTGATAACAAATCATACACCGAACGCTGAAACACTAAAATTCGCACACCTATGGCTAAAAGGTGAAACGGATTCTGTCGGATCGGATAGCATACACCCAAATCAGCTAGGCGCACAGACAATTGCAAAATATATCTATAACGGTGCATATCGCAATTACACACCACGTCAAGAGGCATACAAAACCAACTTCGGCAGTGCAACAGGCTTCATAACACTTCAAGACGGCATAGTCACATACGACCTCATGGGCAATGTGGATAACATAGGTGCCGGCCAAGGTGCTGACATGCCCAGCTGGGCGAGCACGTGGCACAACGTTTGGGTATGGGGCGTGAGCGGTGGAAACACAACCACACCACGCCTATTCCAATTCCTAGGTATCAAAGTATCCATGCTGAACTCCGCCGGACAAACAGGAAACACGAGCGTACACGCCACATGGACAGCATAAAATGATATGAAAACATAAAAACCCCGCATTATATGCGGGGTTTTTATCATTTAAACAATTATATCAGTCACCATACATAATCATAAATTGTAACAACATAGCAACCAACACCATTTTTAACACCGCAACACACGAAATCAAAATCACAATCACCATAAGCATAATCAAGAACCCTAGTAAGAGCTGATTTAAACGTGACCACGCCATTATCAATCTCCCTACAAGTAGTAACAATTTTCTCAAAACCGTCAATATCAACCGAATATACATGATTCGGTACAATCTCAGTTACATAGGCCTTAACTTTAAACATTTTAATTACTCCTTTTTTTGTTTTTTTTTTTGATACCTCAAATATAACACACACCAAAACACGACACGCCGACACGTCACGTTTTTCCCGTTCAATTTTTTCGCTAGCACACGACACGCAACACGTCA